CGTTGCCTGTGCATTAAGTGCCTGAACACCGATGGCGACGATATTGGAGACGGTGTAATTCACCGCTGCGCTGTTGCCGATGACGACATTCGACCCGCCCGACACATTAGATGTCATGGCAGAACCACCAACCACCGTATTGCTGTTGCCAGTCGTCAACGACACGCCAGCGTCACGGCCAATCATGGTGCAGTCAAGCGCAGTCGTCAGCGCATAGCCCGCGCGATACCCAGCCAGCACGCAATAGTCTGCTGTCATGGTTGGTGCGCCGGAATTGCCGCCCGCCGCCCGATAGCCCATGATGACGTTGTAGGTGCCTGTGGTGACGTTCCAGCCTGAACCGTAGCCAAGGGCCACGTTGCCACTTGCCGTTGCGTAGAACAGGCTGTTTGTGCCGATGGCCGTGTTTTCAGCGCCAGTGATGAGCGTAAACAGCGCAGTCGTGCCGATGGCGACGTTGCGATAGCCGACAGTCGTATTGTAAAGCGACTTGGGGGCCATCGCGCAGTTATTGTAACCGTCGGTCAGGTTGATGAGCGTTTCATAGCCGACACCGGTATTGTCGAAGCCCTTGCGGGATAGCTTCATCACCGACACGCCAAGGCCGGTGTTGCCGAATGTGACGTTGGCAGTATATGGCCCGCCCTGCCCCATGTCGCGGCCTGCATCGACACCAAAGAAGGTGTTGAGACGGCCCTCACTTGGGTAGGTCGAAGGCTGTAGCTTTGTCAGGCCACCGCCAAATGCGAGCGATCCGAGAAAGTCGGTTTGATTGGGGTAGGTGATCAGCGAACCAGATAGGACGGTGTTGATCGCCGTCGCGGTGCCAGTATCCTGATACAGCGTGGCAAAGACATTGTTTGTGCCGCTGGTTGGAACGTAAAAATAGCCATTAGTCGCCGTCGCGGCAAGGCCGGTTGTGGTGTCGGGATACATCGCCGTAGCAGCCGCAGCGATGCTGGCCGACAGGCTTGCCGATGTTGCACTTGTGCTGGCTGATGTGGCACTGGCAGACGCAGATGTGGTAGATGCTGATGCAGATGTTGCCGCTGCTGCCGCTGCAACCTGTGAAGCCGCCGCTGCTGTTGCCGCTGCTTCCGATGCTGTTTGCGCACCGGGATCGCCTACCATGTTGATATAGCGGCGATACCCAATGCGATTGCCAGCAAGGTCAAGATATTCTTCCGAATAAACGCCGTGCGCAATGAAAAAGCTGTAATTGCCAAGGCTGTCGGTGATAGCCTGATTGCTCGCCAAAGGCGTGCCGCTTTCGTCGCTGTAGATTGCAACAACAAGCCCAGTTGTCAGGTCGAGCGCACGAACCTTATAGCCCGATAGCCCGTCGCCCGCGCCGTTAGTAACGCGGTCGGAACGGCAATAATAAGACATGATGCCCCCTAGATTTGAATGACGTTGAAAGTGGCGTTGACCGAAACGGGGTAGGTTGAACTCGCACTGTCAGTGACGGTGCAGAGGAACGTGGCGGTCTCGGAAATATCGACGGCAGATTGCGTGAATGACGTGCTGGCGTTGGTCGGTGCGGCAATCGTTGGCGGTGTTGCGGCTGAGTAACTTTGGACCGTCCATGCATAGAAATATGGCCCAAACCCGCCTGTTGTGGTGCAAGTGACCGTGTTCGTTGTGACATCATCGCCCGATGTCCCGATGACTGTTTTCGTCACGGGTGACGGGCTAATCGTGGCGGATAATGGCCCGGCAAGCGAACCGACCGTGCGCAGTGTCACGCCGTCTGTGTCCATGACTTTGGCGCGTTTGAAACGGACAACCGCCGTCCCGTCCCAGACCCCTAATTTCGTGGCTGAGCGAATGACGCTAGTTGCGTCCATGACTTTGATAGGCATCAGTATTCAAACAGCAGATCGCCAGCGGCCATGCCTGACGGTGTTGCCCCGCCCTCAGCCTGAACGAACATGCGGCATGACGTGAACGCGCTATTGTTGTGATGCGCATATGCCCCGCGCCCGGTGTAGATCGGCTGTGTCCCCGAGAACACGCCCGCTACCTTGGTAACATAATCCGCCGCTACAGGGACGCCGTTATAAAACACGCGAATATCGGCCATCATCTGCCGGAAAGCATCGTTGACGTTGGGCACCGTCATCTGGTTTTCGCGCAAGTCGATGCTGCCCAGATAGCTGTTGCTACCGGGCGTGGTTGAATAGTCGGACACTGCCATGTTGCAGCCCTTCCTTTATTGTGTCAGATTGTGGAGATGGATCATCAACTATGGGGCTACTTAGCCACCGGGACCGGCGCTTTGTGCGCTGGCCTTATCCGCAAATCATTGGCCGCTCGCAGAATACGCCGGGAGCAAGAGGGACGAGCCGAGAAGCCCGGCAACGCCCTGATTGTTCAGGAGCGATTGCCCTAGGCGTTGACGGCGCGCCCCGCCCATCATGGCCCGTTGCACAGCGCGGGAACCACCACGGGTTGACAGCAACGCGAGGGCACCAAGGCTTGCCGCTGCAATAGGGTGATCAGTAAATGTGCCAGCGCCCGCCGCCGTGCCACCTAGGGCCGTTGGCAATGCCATAGCCAGTAACCGGCCTGCGGTGCCGCTATCGGGGATGGTCGAAGGGATGATGTCTTGTGCATGGCGCTGCAATTCACCACCGGGGACATCACCGCGAGCCGCCGCGCCACGGCCACCAAAGCGACGGGTGTTATTGACAGCCGCGCGGCCATATTGTGCGGGGGTGAACATGCCAGCGTTGTTCGTGCTGCTGATCGAAGCGTTCTCGATAGGCACAAGGCCGCGATAGGCCGCATTCGCCGCTTGCATCTGCGGTGCAACATCGGGTGCCTGACGTGCCACAATACCGTCAATCGCATCCTGTAGCTGACTGGTCGCATCGGACGCCATATTGCCCATGGCACCATCTTGACTGAACGCAGCGCCAGCGGAACGAAGCTGTTGCATCGCATCCTGATAGCCTTGCCCGGTGAAGTTGCCGGACTGGTCGAACAATGGCCCGATATTGCGATCAACAACCGCGCTAAATTCGTCGCCAACGCGCGGCACAGTCCGGCCCGCATTCAATGCCGATCCAATGTCTGCGACACCCTGCGTATCTGTCGAAAAGTTGCGCCCATTCAGGAAGTTGTAGCTATCGCCAACGGCATTTTGCGCGTGGGTAAGCATGTCCTGACTGTAAGGACCAGCGGGCGGCTGATAGCCAATCGGTGCAAGGTTCTCAGCCAATTGAGCGCGGCCATAATCACCAACGCTTGATGCACGACGCGCGCCCATCAAATCACCGACAACGGGGATGCTTTCCAGCTTGTTGAACACACGACCGGGGATTGAGCGATTGCCGAGCAACTGCCCCATGGACATGTTGATGCCACGGTCGGAAAGGTAGCGAACCGATGGATCAGTGACACCACGCACCACCCGACCCGCGCCGCCTACTACACCCTGCCCTGCCACATTGCCCAACGCGCCGACGCCAGCGCCCATAAAAGCGCCCGCCAAACGATTGCCGGGGTCAGCTTCGCTTGCGCCGCGAATGCCACCATAAAGAGCATCGGCACCGACGCCATTGAATGCAGTCAGACCACGCCCGACGCGGCCCATCATGCCAGCACTGCGGCCAAGCGCACTTGCTGCACCACCGCCTGCCGTCATCATGCCCGTGGTGCCTAGCGCATCACCGACGAATGTTGAACCGGGGCGCTCAGCCTGTGAATAATCGACAACGGACTGCGCTTGGTCGCCAGCGATGTTGCCAAGGTTGCCAGCGCTCACACCATTGGCAGCGCCGATGAGTGCAGCGCCGGGGGCAGTATCAGCCACGTGGCCAAGCATCGACCCGCCATTGTCAGCCTGTTGCTGCATATGGAAGTTGGCCCAGCCGTCAGCGAGCGACGTAACCGGAGCGCTAGGGAATTGCTGATGATCTCGTTGATCATGGCGTCTTGTCCGGCGTTAGGCGTCATGCCCGCGCCTGCCATGCGCTCCTGATAATGGGCAAGCACCTGTTCACGCGAAGCCCCGTTCTGCACAAGACCCGCAATTTCACTGCCAAGGCCATACAGTTCGGGAACAACACGCATCCCGCCCGATGCTGCGTCAACAACGCCATTAGCGCCGATGCCAGCATCACCATGCGCGCCGCGAGCCGTTGGCAGCATATTGGGGCCGTTGCCGCCAAATGGGCCTGCGGGGCCGCTAGGAGGACTACCAGCGCCACCCATGGGGATTGCGGCGGCAGCGGGGCCCTCATTGCGCTGTGGGGCTTGCTGCTGCCCAATCGGGACGCCAGGTTTCATCAAGCCGCGTCGAAAGATTGCGCAGCTTTTGTTCGATCACCTGATCGCTATCGCCTGACTGCGGCGTATTGGCCGCGACGAAGCGCGCCGCATCTGCATCTGACGTTGTGCCAGAGCCGGGGACGCGAAACGCTGCATTGCCGGTGTCAGCCATACCCTGTCCGGCGCTATCAAATTGGCCATTCTCCGGTCGGATAATGTTAGGCAACATCCCGACAAGCGCGTTCGGAGCGCCGCCCCGGAAATTCTGCTCATATTGCCCGCGAACGTCTGCAATTTGGCGCTCCAAAGCGCGCAAGTTGGCAATGCGCTGATCGCCACTGTTTGCACGGTTGGCATTGGCCGGATCAGCGGGGCCACCGGGGATAGGCTCAAGATTGCCAGACTGGTTGAAGCGATAACCAGCCGGGATACTTGGCTGTGGGGTGCGCTCTGGCGCACGCCCAGCGGCGCTATTGCGAGCAATGACAGACGGGTCAGCGGGGCCACCGGGGATATACGTCACGCTACCGTCAGGATTGCGCTGGAAACCAGACGGAACGGGCTGTTCACGCGGCGTCCCGACACGAACACCCGGCCCCCCATTCGGTGAAGGCACGGCGGGTGCATCCTCATAGCCGACAACGCGGACCTGCCCGTTGCCGACTTCCTCATAAACCACGCCATCTTGCGTAAAACGGCCCATTAGCGCCCCCTTGGCAGTGGTCTGCCATTCTCGATTTGGATCATTGCATTACGGAGCGCCGGGATATGTTGCGGCGAAAGCGCGGCATTTGGATCAACACCAATTGCCCGTGCGACCGATGCGACATATCCAGACGTGTTGTTCTCGTTAGATGGTGCCCAGCGACCAATGATTTGCGCCACTGAACGCCTCCCGCCGCGCATGTAGTTGCCAAGCAAGCCATCCATTGCCGCTACGCCATGCTCCATTGACTGAAACCGTGCGAACCGACCATCGCCGCCCGCATAACCGGGGCGTGAACGGGTGAATGATCCATCGGTGATATTGCCGGGATTGAAATTACGGAAGCCGCGCGGCCCGCTAGCCGTGGGGCGGAAAGTTGGCAGGCGCTAGTGACGCCTGACCTCCTGCCCGACGCGGGTCAGCTACGGTTGCGCCGATTGCGGGGCGGCTTGGTGTGGCCTGCGGTTGACCCTGTGGCTGCAACTGCGAAGGGCGGACCAGTGTAAAGGTGCCATCGCCGTTATTGATTGTCTGCATAGGATCAGCACGATTGCGCGCATAGGTCCGCATTTGCTCAATGTATTGAGGCGAGCCGGGGTCGAAGCCAGCAGCCTGCAAAACACGTTCCATCTCGGTCGGCTGTTGCGGGTCGGGATGCGCCTGCTGCCATTCCTGACGGTGTTGCCAAGTCGCCTGTTCATAAGCCCGCTGCTCTGTCTGCTGCTGCTGTTGAAGCTGCATCTGGCGCTGCTGTTCCTGCTGCTGCATCACGCCTTGCCCATAGCGGTCTGGCACACCAAGCGCGCCCGATGCGAAGCTGCTCAACAGCCCAGCAATGCGGCGCGCACCGTGCGGGCGTCCGTCATTCATCTGCGGTGCATTCTGCTGCACCATCTGCGGCATGGGGATTGTTTGCAGTTGCGGTGCGGCGATAGGGTTCTGCCCTTGCATCGCCATATCTTGCATCGTGCGAGGGCGGTTACTGCCGAACATGCCCATATCAGCCACCCCCCGCATAGGCTTGCGCGGCACTGTTCATGCCGTTCAAGATCATCATGCCGAGATTGCCCTTTTGCGTCTGGTTCACCTGATTGCCCAAAAGCCCGCCCATGCCAGACGCCAAGGTTGTCGCGCCAAGGTAAGGCATCGCCGCGCCCTGCCCTGCCAATTGTGCATACATCGGGAGGCCAGTCAGATCGGCAACCGACATTTGCCCCGCATTGTTCGCCATCGCGTCCATGCGCTGCTGCTGGTTGAGCAAATCGGTATAACGCAGCCCAGTTTCAGCCTGTGCAATGCCACGGCCCAAAGCCCCGCCATGGTTGGTCCCCCCAGCCATGCCAGAGCGTCCGAACCCGGCGTTGACCTGATCAAACGCATTGTTGCGCACCTGTCCTGCCATCGCGTCAAGCTGTGGCGAACCGTTCAGATAGTTGCCGCCCAGAATGTTGCTCGCATGAGCCTTGGCCTGATCAACCAACGGATTGGCACCGAATACCCGCGCGCCCAACGTATTGGCATAGCCGGACATCTGGTCCGCCGTCTGCTGCAACTGTGGCGCATTGGCACTGACCACCGATTTCAGGTTGTCTGCCGCGCCATACATATAGGGCGATGCCTTGGCATTATAGGCGGTTTTCGTTTTGGACGACGACAATCCCATCAGCCCAGTTCCTTCCTGATTTCAGTTTGATGCACGACATATCCCCGTGACCGCATGACCCTTGCCCAGCCTTCACGACTGGCAATCACTGCAAATTCAAAGCCGGATGCTGCTGCTTGGGCTTCGACTTCATCCCAAAGTGCCAAACAGTCTTCTACATTCCCCACGGCAAACATGCCGTGAAGTTCCCGCGCTCCTGCGGGGTAGGTTTTCACTTCAAAACCAATCATGGCACCGTTATTGATGCGAATTTTAATTCGACCTGCCATTATTTCGCCGTCAAGCCATTCAATCGTGAAACAGCGCGGGTCTAGTATCTTGGCAATGTCAAAGCGGCGGTCTAGGTAGGCGAGCCAGTCGCTTACCAATGGTCCATCCAATTTGAGCCATCCCAAGTCCGCGCCTTGTGCGTTACCGTGTCGTAATATGTCCGGCCCTCAGCGGGTGTTGCCGGGGCAGTCGCCAGTTGGTCAAACGGATAGGATCGACGCGATAGCAACCAATTGACTGCCAAAGCCACGCGCCTAATCCACTCGACGCCGCCACCAAATGCCGGGATATCACCCGGCCTATCTTGTGCCGCCATCGCCATAATCCACTGTGAGCGCCTGAACGAAATTCCAGTCAGTCCCCGCCGCGATAGTCAAACCACAGCGAAAGACACGGCCATTAGAGCGCACCGGCATATCGCCCGATGCGCGCAATTCGCTTTTGGACGTGATACCCTCTGCGTCACCCAATCGACGCCGTGCATCCAAGTCTAGCGTCATGCCCGCAACCGCATCAGTGATAGGGCGCATCATGTAGGGCCGCGCATATCGACCCGGCGCAATCTCATTGGCTGGCGTCTCAAGATATGCCGCCAAGGCCGCACCTGTGAGCGTCCCCAATTCCCCCGCCGCGTTGACGTAAAAGATGCGTGGTTCACCGCCTGCATAGACCGCGCTATCCACATGCAGGCTAATGCTATCGACTGTCCCCGCCACTGCGTCTGTCGTGGTCGTTTCGGTGAAGCCGGTGAACGCGCCCATGATCGGCAAACGGGTGACTGTCCAACGGTCCAATACCCAATGATAATTCCACACAAAGCCGGGGTTACCGGGAATAATCCACGACACGATGAACCGGCGCGGGTCAACCGCTGCATAGAGCGCATCCAAGTTACGGCCATGCGTGGCAAAAAACGTGTCATCCACGCGGGTTACGCCAATCGGCTCAACCCCCGTGCCGTCGCACTTCATAAAGCCGCGCTCGGACAGGAAAAACACCAACCGGCCAACCTGTGCAATCGACCCCGCCGCAAGGCAACCTACTTCGCTGCTGATTTTGTCGCGCTGCCAAACGGTATCGCCGCCCGTATATTGAAAGCGATGGATCGCCTGACGTTGAAACACTAGCCCGACCTCTCCACCCGTCAGCCCGACGATGGGGCTGCCATCGGGCAAGGGCAGTGAACCAGACGTATCGCTTGTGTAATCCTCTGGGTTGCCGAATGCCGACCATGTAACCCGTCGAACGTCAGCAGGATCGCCAGCAAGGAAAGTGAAGTCACCAACCGTTGCCGTGTAAGCCGCGACAGGCGGGGTGCCACCTAATAGGCCCGCCGTGCCCGTCGCCAAGTCATAAGCAACCGGCGCGCCACCATGAACACCGACAACAATCTGCCGATGCTGCGAAAAACGCCAACGCCCCGCGACGACTGCATATTCGCTTGTCCACACTGCACCGCTGTAGCTGTAAAGTCCGTCATCAGCGCCGGAAAGCAGCACCGTAGCGCCGTCCTCACCTGTAAATGCCCCGCCACCCGTCCAGTCGGCTAATGCGTCTGTGACCGCCTGAAAATCGCCTACAGGGCCATAGCCATTAGCGACGGGATAGACATTATCCGCCCGCGTCAGCCCTTGGTGTCCATGCTGTGCCTTGTCCGGCTCATACCCGCCGAACGAGATCAGCGCGTTAGGCACCATTCATCCAATTGAAATAGCGCGGCATGACGGCGGTAAATTCAGTGCGCAGAATATCGTTCACCGGGTCACGGTCAACGCTATCGGCCATCTGTATTTCAGCGATAATCTGATCGCGGCGTTCAACTGCTGCACCCAGCCATTCATCGCTACGTAGGAAGCCTTCACACTCTGCAATAGCAGCATAATAATAGAGGTCGTGGTGAGCATCCAAAAGCCAATTTGCCTGTTGATTAACCGACAGGTTCGGGATTTTGGCAAAATAAATGATGTCCAGCACTTCGCTAGTCGGGGCTGGGGATAGTCGGATTGACGGAGGGACGCCGCCGATTTGTGCAAATACCTCAACGCCATCGGGGAAATCCTTGCGGCGCGTCACCTCAGAGAGGGTCGAAGCCAGCAATTCCTTGCCGTCTGAACGTGCGGCATAGTGCATTTTGAGAAAATCAATCGGCATCTCAACATCGCGCGCAATCGCTGCGATGGAGTCCGTTGTGAGCATATTGCGGACACGCAGGGTGCGGTTGAAAAACCGTTCTGCGTTGGCAATGGCAAGGGGAATTTGACTGTCTGTCAGATCGCCACGGTTAAGGTTTTCGGCAACAGCAGCAATTAGGTCAGTGTAGGTTGAAATAGCAGGTGCAGAGGGTAGCGATACAGCAACAGACATTCATGCCTCCCCTGCGAAAAGAAGGGGGTGAGTTTCCCCACCCCCATTCCAATTAGTTGTTGTGGTAGCGGCAAGCCAACTGCGGACGCAGCGTCTTGTAGCCATAGAGGACATCGAGACGACAAGGGAACTTGTCGTTGTTGATGTCATACATGCGGACAATACGCATCGACACGCCATCAACCACTTCGCGGGCCGCAAAGTCCACACCCTTGGGCATGACCAAATCGGCTGTTGCAAAGGCAAACGCTTCCTTTTGGAACAACAGCGACGTGCCGACGGCGGTCGATGCAGTGCCAGCGAAGGTGACCGCTGAGTTATCAGCAGCCGCGTTCGATACGTTCTGCGTAGCGCCGGTTGCGACGATAGCAGGGCTGATCGGGAACGAGGTTGTAGTCGCGCCAGCACCAACCGCAAACTGCTGCAACTGCCCGGTTGAAACCTTGGTTTCAGGGTGGACAGAAAAGACGCCAGCAATCGTGATAACGTCACCAGCCGCAGGAGCAGTCGCGCCGGTATCGACAACAAGGGTTGCGCCGGTCTGAGTTGCGCCGTTGGTGAGGTAAGCGCCGTTCGAACCGCCTCGGGTATGAGCGGGTAGGAGAGTGTTTTCCATCCAGTCAAACCCAGCAGCGATGCCGATATAGCCTTCCTTATACTGCTTCGACAGAGACGTGGCGTCATTGAACAGGGTCTTAGTGTCCTTCACCACATCAGCCATAGACCATTCCAAACGGAGTTGGACACGTCCTTATACATCGATAGAGCGTCATATTCGACGTTGGCAGCCAGAACCGACATCGCCGGTTCGAGAATGCGCGATGAAAAGTCGTCCAGCGAAAGGGTCAAATCAACGCTCGAAAAGTTCAGATCGACACCCTTCTGGGTAGCGACTTGCAGCGTCGTGCTGGTTTCCGTGGTGTCCTGCGCCGAAAGGGTCGCACCCGAGCGAACCATATACTGGTTCGGCAGGCGGATTTTCAGACTGTCGCCAATCTTTGCGCCGGACTTGGCATAGCTGTCATCATATTCGCGGACGATATTGCCCACAAAGTTCAGCTTTTGGTGGCGGGTCACTGCGGTAGGGGTGAGAAGGTTATTCGCCATTGTCGTGGTTACCTAGACTTGGCGGCTAACTGGGCATTGCGCTGCTTGACCCAAGCATCAGCAGACATTCGGTCGTCTAGCTTAGGCCGTGGGGCCGTCCCGCCAGTTACCTTTGCCGCTGGCTTGATTGCCTGCTGCGCTTTGATCGTATTTGCCGCCTTGGTTGAAGTTCTCGACTTCACGCCCTCTGCCGCATCGTGCAGCAACTTGATGACCCGCGCATCGGCGATGTCGTCAAAGTCTTGATTGGTGAAGCCATATTGCTTGACGCCGAAGTCTCGGAGGGCTGCTGCCTTTTCCGGTCCCCAGCCTGGAATATCGCGCTGCAATTCAGCCACGCCCTGCTCGATTTGCTTGGCAATCACTTGCTGCGTTTCGAGGGTGCGCTGCTGTTGTGCGGCGGTGTATTGGCCCTCTGCCGCTGTCCGCTGGTCTTTCAACATGGACAGTTTCATGAAGGCTTGGTTTGCGCCCATAGGGTCTTGCCGTGACCACGCATCCCAATCGACATTGGCATATTCCGCAATGGCATGATCATAAGCGACCATCGTGGCGCGGGCTGTCAGTTCCTGCTCATTGGCTTGTTCGACAGCCGCTATGGTTGTGTCGAGTGCCTTGCGCTGTTCTGCAATTTCCTGCGTCTTGCGGGTGTAGTCCGACTGAAACATCAGGAGCGGCTCAAGAGCCTTGGGCAGTTTGAATTTCTGCCCGTCTTTTTCGACCTCAAATTCGTCAATCTCAGGGGCCGGTTCCTCTATCGGATTGCCGTCCTCATCGATTTCAGGAAGGTCGTCGATCTCCTGTTCATCGGACACGCCTTCGACTTCCGGCTCCCCATCAGGGAGCGGATTGGTCTCGTTTTCCATTGTATGCCTCTGGGTTAGGCGACTGCTCCATAGCTTGGTCGCGGTTGTCCTGCGTAAGCCACCTCGGCCTGCGCTCGGATTAGATCGGCCTGCGCCTCCATGCGCTTGACCTCAATTTCCATGGATTTCAGTTGCAATTCAGCCTGTTTAAGCTGCTGGTCCTGCTGATTTGCGGCCTGTAACTGCTGTTCGAGTTGAGCAATATGTTGCTGCACCTCGGGCGGAATTTGCTGCTGTTCGCCAACACCTTCTAACTTATCCGCTGCATCATCAGCACCAGGCCAATCGCAATTGCGCAGATAGAGCGGGCCTAGAATTTGCGCGCTTTCTGGGTTGGATCGGATAATCTCAACCAATTCCGAGCGGGTTTCTTCGCGTTGTGACGAATAAGACGGCCCTGTTGATACGGTCAGGTCATACCTGCCCGCCGTGATGTCAAACACACGGGACATAGCCTCTTGATCGTCTTGACCTTCCATTCCGCCTTCCATCGGCTTTTCAGCCCCCGGCGCAATCTGCACAGTCTGCGGCTTCATATCCTGACCAAGCACCCGAACCATGCGCTCTGTGCTGTAAACCTTGGGGATCAAGTCGATCAGGACGCGGCCCGAATGACGGATCGAACGTGCAAGATTATCGAGAAAGTGGAAGGTGGCAGTATCACCTTGCTCTTGACGCTGTGCAATCGCCCGTCCGCTGGTTTCGTTCGACCGCGCGCCAAGTGATGCGTCATAAATGCCCATGACGGCTTTCATGTCATCAGCCGCGTTCAATGCCTCTTGCAGAGCGCCAGCGGGCACACCAGCGAACGCTTGACGCGATGGCATCTCAGGCCCGTCAAACTCGATATATGAATGGCTTACCGTGTTAGCCGACGACCACTTAGCGCGGTCTGTAGCAAATGCGCCCTTGCGGCCAATAAACGGGGCTTTAGGTGCAAGCGCCACCAACTCTGTCGCCATCGTGCGCCAATAATTGAACTGGCGCTGTGGGTCTTTCGCATCGGCAATCAGGCTGCGGAAAAACCGCTTGCCCTCAACAATCACCTCATCACCATAAACTGGCACAATGGGAATGTAGCAACCGGGCCACTCAATCGTTTCCAGCACTTCCGCGCCAGTCATGACGTATTGCGTCACCTTGTAGCTATTGACCGTCTTAGGCTCGCCAGCGGGCATATAAGCCGCGAACTTTTCCGGGTCAGTCTCAATTTCATCCATGGCGATCAAAACAGGCTCAGACGCGGGCGGCTTGATTAGCGGGATAACCTGCTTTTTGACCTCTTCGCGCTTCCAGTATTCCGCAACCATGACATGATCGCCGTCAAGCCAAGGGGACTGCAAATTGCCATAACCAAGGCTGTCCCAATCAACCGCGTCCTTGCCTTTATACTTGTCGGCAAAGGCGTCCTTTTCCATTTCAGACACGACAAAACAGAACGACCAATCACTTCCATCTGCGCTCTCTGCGAACGGGTCGGCATAAACGGTCAGAGGGTTGATGATGCGTTCAAAGGCGATGTCCTTATCGAAGGTATCGCCATACGCCTCTTTGATGTTGATGCGAAAATACCCAAAGCCACCGGCAACAGCCGCCTCAATAGCCGTGTCTGTCGCAATGTCCGCATCACTGGTCACTTCGATGTTGCGGATCAGCCCGTTGATGATTTCGGCTGTTTCGGTGTCGGCATGGCTATCGGCAGGATGGACCTTAATCGATGGCTTGTTGCGGCGGGCAGCATTAACCACCTGTCGAATAAAAGCGGGCAGCTTGTTGATAGTCAGGCAAGGACGTTGGTCCAATTCGCGCTGGCGCTTGATCGCATCGGGCCATTGTTCGCCAAGTCTGCCAAAACGAATATCATCAACCCACGTCAGGCGATTATCGTTCTCAGCATCGCGGGCCTTGTCGAACTGAGTTTTTGCTAGGGCAAGGATTTTATCGCTCATCCCATCCATCCCCCTGCGCCTGAGTATTCATTTCGCGGTGTTGCAGTAGATTTACCCGGCACTGGCCTGATCGCCGCACCTTCAAACGCCTTGTAGCCGTGGCTAAATTCATCGTGTAGCGGATGGTCCTTAAAGACCCCGCGCTTGTCGTCCCATTCGCGGCGGTAACTGTCCAAGCACTGAACTAACCGCGCGCACCGCTCTTCGTCAACATAGACGTTCGGCATAAAGGCCCGTGCAGCATCAATACCGTCGCGTTCAGTCGGGATGCGCCCAAGCACCTCTATCGACCTCAGGCCCGCTGCTTCTGCCTCTTGCTGTGCAGACGTGACACCCTGCCCCATGCGGCGCTGTGCAGCATCGTGCGGTAGATAGTGGCGTTCGTAGTTATACCCGCGTTCAGATAGGACACGGGCATAATGGCCCCAACCTTCTCCGTTGTTCTCGTAATAGTCGATGGCACGGCGTTCCATGCCCAAATCCTGCCAGAAGATAATCGACGTGTAGTCGTTCATCCCCAAATCCCAAGTCGTATAAACCGGCTTGTCTAGGATCGGCACCCGGCAGATACGGCCCTGCTTTCGCATGGTCGCCATCTGCGTTGCGAAATATGCGCCTTCAATTGCTATCTCGAACGACTCTTTTGGTGTCGTCGGATATTCCCGCTTGATGTCATCGCCCTGCTGTTCGGCCTTTTTGACATACCAAGCCTTTTGACCGTCGCTCAGGTGGATGCCTTCGCTTTCCAGTTTGTTGAAATACTCTGCCATCTCGCTGGTTATCGTCACCACAGCGTCAAGCGTGTATTCCGGCGATGTATGCCAAGGCGCAAAATGAAACTTGAAGTCGAGGGCGGTCAATGTCTCGCCCTTATGTTCTTTGGCCTCTGCCTGCCTACACATATCATAGAAGTCGCCAGCCTGTCCCTCTGCCGTGCTTTCCACCACGATAGACTGACCGGCCTGAACAGTGTTGAACGCGCCAGTGCGGACCTCCCGCGCCTTCTCAGGATACTTCGCACACAACTTTCCGTATTCACTTACATGCAGCCGTTGTAGCGTTCCCGACCGCAACGAAGTGCCAACGCGGATCGAACTGCCATTGCTGAATTTCATACTGTCCGCTGCGTCCTGTTCCGCAGACACCACGTCACGAAAGGCTTGCGGCAGATTGTCGTAAGCGAATTTGATCTTGTCCGCGAAAAACGCCTTGGCGTCGTTCAGGTTGTGGGCAATGACGCCCGCCGCCGTATTCGGTTGAAACAGGCAGTCATCCAGCATGTCCAACTGGATAACGGTCGTGAAACCCTTTTGGCGAGCCTTCAGCACGACATCCATGCCATGCCGCTCGCCTAAGAACCGTTGCTGATCATCGTTGGCCCGAAACGGGATAACCTTCCCATCCTTGCCTTTGATC